CAATATTTCCAAAAGTACTGCTTCCCTGAGACTCCCACCAGTCCGTAAGAGAACTACCAAGTCCTCCCACAATCTCTCCTACCAGCGAAGCACATTCTCCACCGAAATCAAACAGATCCGTGAGCGTACCTTCTATCAATTCCTGATTGTCTTTCATCCACTTGGATGTGTGTTCTGTGGAAATTTCAAACCCTTCCGCGAAGATTGTTCCCAGTGACATTCCAAATCCAGTACAGCCTGTCAGAATATCATTGATTCCGTTTACAATATCAGGTTCTGCTTTATCCAGTGCCCCGAGCAGATTATTGTATATCTGCTCATTGATATCCGTAAGATTTGTAAATCCGTTCGCAATAGACTGGCTTACATCACTGCTCCAGGATTCTACCTTTTTCCTGTTGCGCTCCAGATAGCTTGCAATTCCATCCAGCCCCAGGTCTACCGCCTTGGCTGTAACAGCAATCTTATTTCCGATTCTGTTTCCGAGATATCCTCCCAGCGGATCCATGATTGTCTCAATGTTTCTGACTGTAGTTTTGGCCAATGGATCCATCTGAGCCATGATTCTTGAAAAATTATCCTTCAGATTTCCGAAATCAATCTTTTTCAGACCATTGTTGAACTGATCTGCAAAATTTTTGACACCGGTAATCTTGAATGCGTCAGAGAGTTTTTTCGAAATTTTATCCACACTGGCTTCAACTTCCTGCGTGGAAGTCTGCAAACCAGCAATATCTATTCCTGAAGATCCTCCGGATGACGGAGAGGAATCTGTCTTCTGGGAGAGCAAATCCAATTCATCAGTTGGAAGTAATCCACCTAACTTTTTAGCTGCTTTTCCCGCGGCATTAATATTATCACTGATTCCGGCAGACGCATCCTCCGCAGCCGCCATGCCTGTGGCTACATCATTACCCTTCTTCCCGGCAAATTTATCCGTAAATGCTTTAAATACATTCGCCAGCTGTACCAGTTTTCCCATCAGGGTATTAATCACCTTGATTGCCGGTGTCAGGACGTTGATCAATCCCTGACCGATTGCTGCCATAAAAGACTCAGTCTGCAGCTTCAGGATTCTGACCTGATTGGCCCAGCCATCAGAAGTCCGCATAAAGTCCCCGGATGCCGTCGCCAGTTTACTCTGAACAAAGGAATACCGTAGGGCTACCTTTTCTGCCTCCGACATAGCCGCAGTGGTCTTCCCGTAGCCGTTGGCCATAGCATAGGCATCCAGTGCCGTCTGTGTCATGACGACACCAAGATCTTTCAGACTCTCTGTTTCTCCAGTGAATACCGATTTCAGCTTTGTATATGCTTCGTCCTGAGATATGTTATAAAAGGATGCCACATCTCCCGCCAGTCCTGTCAGAGTGGTAGACATATCGTATGCCTGCTTCTCGCTGAATCCGAAAGCCTTGGCCATTGCACCGAAGGTTCCTGTGTACCTCTTGGCCATCGTCTCGGACAGTCCAAATGCAGTTGCGGCATTCTGCGCAAATTTATCTACCTGCTTTGACATTGCCGGGAATGTTACGTCCACAACATTTTGCACTTCACTCAGATCTGATCCCAGTTCGATACACTTCTCACTGAAATCTACGAGCTTTTTTACAGCAAAAGCGGCAGCCAGCTTCTTACCTACTTTCGTAGCCAGGCTCTGGATGCCGCTCATCTGCTTATTAAAGTCCTTTTTATTTACGACCAGATCTAATCCAATCTGTCCAACGCTTGTAGCTTCACTCATAACCAGCCTGCCTTCTAAGACAGGCACATCGGCACAGCGTCTTATAACTTCAACTCAAAAATCTTTTTACAGTCCTTATTTTTACAGCGGAAATAAATTCCCCTGCAATGTGCATCTTCCGTCTGCATTGCATTCACCGGATGCCCACAGTAAGGACACACTACTTTTTTCTTATCTACTTTTTCAATGTATATCGCCCCCTGCCAGAGAAATAAACGCATTCTTCAGTTGATCAAGGACTGCTGCCATATTATCAGGCGCTACCTTTTTTGCTCTGTTTGCACGCCATTCATTTCTGATTCTGTGCTGTTCTGGAGTAAAATGGTCTAAAATGTCCTTATCCTCCTCGGCCCTAATTGCTACGATCCGTCCCAGCGGTGTCTCCGGTCCGATTCCGATAAGAAGGTCCTTAAACTCATCCCACTTCATGGTATCAATTTCTTTCGACAGCCGGATCCCGTACTGCGCCTGGAAGGATGATACGATCAGACTGTAATCTCCGATCAGATCATAGTACGGGTCACTGCTCTCCCAGCTCTTCGTCTCCCGTGATCAGGTCTACTGCTGCCATGATGATCGTCTGGAAATCCTTGAACTGGAGATTCAGTTTATCGATTTTTTTCCTATCCTTCTCATTGAAAATCAGTTCATATACCGCCAACACTTCTTTAGCTGATGTACCCTTCGAAAAAATACCCATAATCTTCAGTACAGTGGCTGCGTCAGAATTGACTTCCACGGTGACATCCTTCACCTTCAGTACCGGGTTCTCGTCAAAACTCAGTTTTTCTGTAATATCTACGATTTTCTTTGCCATAATAACCTCCTGTTCTTTTTACTCTGCGAGAGTGATTTCTGGCTTCCCGTTGCTCATAATATCGAATTCCAACGGTGCCACAGCTGTAGAGTCCCCTGCTCCAATGTTCTTTACATTCACGACTGCTCCAGCAAACAAAACTACAGTTCCGTCGGGGAATGTCCACTGAATATCTTTCTCCGCAGAACGGCCGTTTACCCATGCAAGCGCTGCCACAGCATCATTACCAGCGTCACCAACATTGCGCTTCGCAGTTACAGAGATGGTAACTCCCTTACTGGTAAGCAGCCGTCTGACCCATCCTTTTTCTGTAAACGGATGCCATTCCTCTACACCATTATCGAAAGATACACTGAAGGTCTCACAGTCCGCAATATCAACCATTTTCTTTTCGACACCGCTTGCTGCCGTATTGATCTGGAACTGGTTTTCATAGCATGGATATACTCCTGTAATAGGTGTGCTCATTCTTTTTCACCTTTTCCTTTCTCATAAATAACAGCCATCTCTATGACCCATTCGCAGATACCGGCATCATTTTTTCCGACATCCTGGGGTTCATAAAGAGGCTGTATAAATTTTATCAACTGATCGTTGACCGTTACATTTCTTGCAGCCTTCACCGCATCAAATGCTGTCATGGCTACCTTTTCCGACTCTCTCGGCGATTTATTCCAATGAATCAACAGGGTGACATATTTCGTCCCGTAAGATACAAGCTGTGGTCCTCCTAATGCTGTCTTATACTCCTGCTGATGTTTGCTGTTATAAACGCCGATGGACTTCTCCTGCTTATCCGGCAGACTTCCCATATATACCTGGTCTGCCAGTTCAAGGGATTCCACATAATCCCGCACATCTGATAACATCATAATCCGGCAATCCTCCTGTATATTTGTTTGTATGCTTTCTGGCAGTACTCTGATTTTTTCCCAGAGATCCAGTCCTCATACCATTCACCTCTTGCATTCGGGTTCTCCGTCTTCTGGAAATGATATTCCGGGTGGAAATAAAGCCGTCTTGCATAGGGTGTGCTGGATATGATACTGACTTTTCCCTGGCTGCTCTCGGAGCAATCTACAAAGGTGCTATCTTCTTGCAGGTGACCTGTATCGAACGGGAACACCTGAGCCTGTACTACATTCGTGTGAAGAGCCTCCGCCGTCTGCTCCAGTGCCTGCACCTGCGCCCGTGTCAGCTGCTGCAGCTTTGGAAAATTCATTTTTACCGTGGAATTAACACTGATCATATCAGCAGCACCTCCGTATAATTTACTGTACCATCCGGATTTCTCGCTTTCCTGCCTTCCAGAATTCTTCGCTCTGCACCGAAGATTACCGCTTTTCCTCCGGATATTGTCGGCAGTTCTGGGCAAATATCTCCCGGAAATAAAGCGCTACCGGTAATTTCAATCAGCTTTTTCTCTGTAGTCAGAACTGTTCTTGCTTTATCCTGGTAATTACATTTTCCGGAGTAATTCACTGTTTCCAGCGGTTCGCCGTATTCGTTCACACCTTCCCGCTCTATTACTACAGAAATATCTGTTTTGCATAACCTTTTAGGAACAAGACAAGGATATTTCATGTTCATCACCTCGCTAACCTACAACACAGACCTGTCTGGGCCAACAGTGCGTACACATCTTTCTTCATGGCAACACCTTTATCCTGATACACATTCCAGGAGCTTCCGAATTGTGCAGACACAGTATTAATACTGTACCCGGATAAAATCGTATTGATTTCATCTGCATTTTCATATTCAAAGTCAGCCTGCAGACAAATAACCTCTTTTATGGTCTCTTGTTGAAACTCTGTCAACCGGTCAAATCCTGCTGCCACAATCCTGTTATAGGTAAGGCTGTCTATATGCCGGGAGGCCTGACGAAGTGCTCTTTCAAGCTCTCCGCCAGGAATCACGCTGCCATTATAGCTATCTTTATATTCTTCTTTGCTTACATAAGGTTTGTAGGACATAGGTCCTCCTTACTCCCCGGTGTACTCCGTGGTATCTACATCTACATAGACGCTGTCCACTTTGCCGTCACGACCATTCGGGAATACAAAAGTGTCAGACAGAGATCTGTTCTGGTACAGGTATCCGTCTCCTTCGGTATGTGTTCCGGGATTGAAATAATAGATAGAAGCGATCTTGGGAACCGTCTTACAGGTCTGTCCGCATGCCACCAGTACATTGATCTTATGAGCTCCGGTTACAGCAGCAACGTGGTTACTGGTGTCCTCGGCCACCTTTTTCAACGGAGCAAATCCACCCTCAGCAGGCTCCCAGTCGAAAGCATCATAGAAACGCTCATCGTCGATAACTTCCATGATGGGTACACCATCGATTTCCGTTACTCTTGTCTCGATGCCGATACCACCCTCAGCAATCTGTGTAAGTTCAATTTTACGGGTAAACTCAGTGGACTGCTCCAGTGCATCCATAATAGTACTGGCCACATACATAAGCAGGCTGCCATTTGCCTTATACCGTCTCAACTTTCCTTTCGCAAGGATGTCCTTCAGCATTCCGAATACCTTTGCCTTGGTATAAGCAGAAATAGCGGTCTGGCTGTGATATCCCTCTGTCTTCTGTGCCACCTGTGCCACACTGGAGAAGAACAGGGCATCTGTCTCAGGCACTACCTGAGTCTGTTCGAAGGTTCTGGAGATATTCTGCATGGATGCAGTTGCGTTGGTCTCATCCACATCTGCCTTGTCTACCAGGAACTGAACGTCTCTGTCATGGGTTACTGTAAACGGAACATCTGCCTGATCGAAGGATCCCATGTTCCAACCACCGGTTCTCTTGTGATTCTTATAACCAGTGGTGTTCATCTGTGTAAAGTGGAATGTCTTCGCATCCAGCCATCTTACATTAGATGTAATGAAGGGAGAGGTTAACGCTCCCTGAATCAGAATCTGCAGGAGTTCAGGACTCCACTGCTGTGCATAGTTTAAATTAGGCATATCTTATACCTTCCTTTCCTTAGTTCCACCGATTCCATCTTTTGGTCGGTGTCTGTTGTTCGGTTGCCTGCTGTGTATGCTGCGAAGGATCTCCGCCTGTCCCTACATGAAGGAAACCTGTAGTATCTGTCTCCTGCGTCTTTAATGCAGGAATATCCTCCATCACCTTATTCAGGGCTTCCGTAAGTTTCTCATTGTTGATCTTTCCATCCTGTCCTACTGTCTGGCTGAAATCTGCCATCTTCAGTACATAGGGAATGGATGTTACACTGATTCCCAGTCCGACTGCTGCCATCGTCGCTGCCTGTTGGATCTGTGCCTGTCTTGCCTCAGCTGCTGCGGTTGCAGCCTGCTGTTGCAATGCTTCCACATTCGGCTGATTTGCCGCCTTCTGTTCCTTGAAGGTTGCTATAGCCTGTTCCACCTCCTGTTGGGAAAGTCCCTGCTGCTTGAAATAGGCTTTCAATGCCGTATCCTCTTTTGCCGCAAGCGTTCCATCCAACATCTGCTGGATTTTCCCATAGTCAATCTGCGGTGTTGCATTCTGCTGTGACTGCTGATCAGTCTGTTCTCCTGCCGGTGCTCCGCCCTGGCTTCCATCGGGGTCTAAGAATCTTCTTACTGTCTTGTAAAACATAACGTGCTCCTTTCCATTTTGAGGGTGTCACCCTTACTGCGATCCATTGTCTTCGGTGTCTCCGGTCACGCTGCAGTTTATTGCCTTGCTCGTGTTTGGGCATAAAAAAACACGCCATGAAGCGTGTTGATTCCAGATTATTTGTTGCACCGGTGCAATTTTCTTTTTTCGAGATAAAAATACCACCAATCTACTGACCGGTGGCTTCATGTTCTTTTACCATTCTTCGCAAACGTTCTTTATAATCCTCATAGCTTTTATCTTTTCCGATGATGTATGCGGCATCTCCCATTTTTTCGGAGAAGGATAATACTTTCCTGCGCAACTCCTGCAGTTCCTCATCGTTTTTCATTTTTTCAACAAATTCTTTTTTGAACATAATTACCTCTTTAGCACTTTCATAAATGCTTCATATAGCTCTGGCAATTCACTTTTTATGAATTCTACAGTTATATCATCCGACTGATACAATGCAGCATATATATCCGCAAATATCTCCGACTCCGCATATCCGGGTTTACCTATGTATTGTGATTCATGTCTGTATACTCCTGTAATCACATTGTCTGTTATGCATGACATTATATCACTGATGAAGTAATTGTACTCTAAATCACCATTTACAGCAAGTCTCCGTTGATACTTCTCCTTTTTTTGCAATATTTTGTTTTCTGTATTTCTTATTGCCTCTGCGAATTCAGCATACATGGGACTGCCATACTCATTATGATCAATTCTATGGGCTATTTCATGCGCCAGCACATGCTTGTAGTTCTCCTCTTCATACTGCGGATGTCTCGGATTGATAATTATCAAATCATTATCAAGATCATACGAAAATGCATATTCTGACAGTTCATCTATCTTGATGCACTCATCTTTTGTGTACTGATCCACTAAATCGATCATGATCTGCGGAGTATCCGATCTCGGCACTTTCACCTCATCAGGAATTTTATACCGGTCTTCCGTTTCCTGACTCCATTCTTTTTCCTTCGCACGGTACTTGCTTTTATTCTCCGGATCCAGTGAAAATGATGCTAATCTATGGAATTTTTTCTCCTGTCTCTCTGCATATTGCTGTCTTGCTTCTTTCCTGTTCTGTTCTTCGATATCTTCTATGTCTTTTTTACTGTATTCATTATCCAAATCCTCCAGTTCTGGAAAATAGGTAGTGTGGCTGTCTCTGCATCTAGGGTGGTATAGTCCTGCTGCTATTGCCGCGCTCATCAGGGGATATGGTCCATCCTTGGCGCTTCCACCGCTCCATACATCATCGATCAGTATCTTACCAACAAACGGTAAACACTTGGGGCAGGGATTTCCACGCTTATTCATGATCACCGTGGATATCCCCCATTCCTGCCTTTTCTGCCCTTCCCCCTGCAGGTATGCACGCTTACTGGCTGTCCGTATTGCCATGTCCGCATAGTCTGCCAATGTGTGTCTGGATCCATTGGCATATTCCACACAGTTAAGACCAGCGGCAATGAAATCCTTTGTAGCCATGTCTACCGCCTTCTCATAAGTCCCTGCTCCACTGTTGGCATATACCTGAGCATTAAAAATAATCTTACGATATTGGTCATTAGCCATACGTAAAACAGCGGTCTCAGCCTTTTCCATGTCTGATGTGGTCGCCCGGATCAGCGCCTCCAGCTTCCTCTGGTTCAACCGGAAGAATGCCGCCGATGCTCCCGGACTTACTCTTCTTGCCGGGAATCCTTTTTTTATAGCCTCCAGTATGGCTATCTCCTGCTCCATATCTCCTTCATCCCTGGCAGTACTTATCAGTGCTTCGATTCGATTATTGATATCCTTGAATTTCGCACCGAACCGCTCCTGATTCTCTTTTCTGTACTTTTCCAGTGCCTGGAGCTGCTCTGTCTGCCACATGGACCATTGCTTGTCCTCATCGATTTCCTCAATCTTATGTCTTCGCATGTTCCGGATCATGGAAGCAATGAGTTCATTCTCAACAGCTTCGAATGCTGCTCCGATATCATATTCTGAATTTATCTTAGGCATCTAATCACCTGCCGTTTGCATATACCTTGAATCCCTGGCTTTTAAACTGTCTGGTCAATGCCTTGATCTGCGTGACGCTGGTACAATGATCACATCGGAGTTCCGCATAATTACCTTTTTCCACTGCATAGATTCCTTTCGGGACCTGCTCACTGGCCACCTTCAGAAGCCCCTGGTACTCCTCCCGGTTCATCCGGTATGTTTTTTTCGCTACTTTTACTTCCATCACTGCCTCCCGTAAATCCGTTTATTCTGAATTCTCCTGCATCCGTCCTGATCTCCGGCTCCATGATACTCTGAATCCCCTGCTCTGCCTTGAGCCTTGCAATTTCTTCTTTTTTGCAGTCATCATCCAGACTGTCACCATACAATTCCTCCACGCAGCGCTCAATGCTCATGATACCGCTCTGCTTTGCCTTACCTACTGTTTCCACCTGAGATTCGAAGGAAGGATTTGCATATTCTCCAAATGGGAGATTTACCTTTACACTTTCCACTGCTTCATTTTTCATCAGATGATATGCATTGATACACATAGACACTACCTGCGGCAATACTGTCTGAAGAGTTTCCACGATAATATTTCTTGTGTACAGCGTTGTTTTTTCCTTTTCACGCTGCGCTTCTGCATTATCCAGTTTTTTTACATCAATCCCCAGTGTAGAAGGACTAATGATCCCCTGCAGGCAAAGGTCCAGTGCCGTGCAATAAGATGCCAGATAACTTTCATGCGGTATCGTGGGTTGGTCTGTGTTTACTGTATTTTTCTGGTTTTCCCCCATTTCCCCCTCCGCAGCAAAATATCTGTTATCAAACGGATTCGGTTTAATCAGCAATCCAGTCTCCGGATCATGCGGCACAAGGCATTCCGGAATATAAGTTTTGGCTCTACCTGCTCTCAGCGCATCCATCCACTGGCTCCATACTTCATCCAGCGCATCATAGCTGTCCACCTTTCCGTCAAAGATGCTTCCGCCACGTCCTTCATATTTTGCCGACTTGTAGAACATCATAGGCACCGCCAGCATAACGCTTTTATCGAAAGTCACATCTTCCAGGGAACCGGTGATCTGCAATGTAGTCAGCGGAACCTGTCTGTTATCCAGATACAGTTCGTTCTTTACATACCCATATCCGTATATCTCATTGAGCACATATGTCTTGCCTCCTCCACTGTAAGGTGTCTTAAATATCACTTCCCGGACCTTGTCCTTTTTCCGGATGATTTCGACACGATCCCCGGTATACCATTCTAAAATCGGATACTCACTGACTTCTGTATCAATGGACACTTTAAAAGCCCCGTCTCCGATATACAGCGCTTCTTTGATTGCATCCTCCACCTTGTCAGCAAAGTTATTATTCTCAGGCTTCGCAATGTCTTTCCATATCTGTTTCTGCTTTTCGTTCTCTGAGGGAAATTCAAATTCCCCCATATCTGGAAGGACTACTGCTGCCAGAGTTCTCACCGTAAGCGCCGGAACACCTGTGTGGATCTTGCGCATTTCCATCCCCGGTGTACTCTTGCTGGACCAGAATTTATATTTATCTGCATATTCCGCATTCTGCTCATAGAACTGCTCCAGTTCGTTGCTGTCACCACGATACCAGATGCGGTTTCGGATCGCATTCCCCTCGAAGTCCATCATCTCATTGATATTGAACACATAGGGATTCGCCGGAGAAACATTCAGCCAGCTCCGTATACCTCTTTTGATATTCTCATTTATCTTTTCCATCAGGTTCACCTCTGTTTATCCTCCTCGAATCCAATCATATTCCGGTATGGAATCCATCCGTACTGGTTTGCATTGATCGTATGGTCGTTCTTATCCTCCGGTACCGGAACATCCTCTTCCTCGTCCCATGAATAGCGTTCCAATTCTGAGATATGGTTTGTGCAATCCTCAACTACCAGATAGCAGTCCTGCTGGATCCATCCCAGCTGTAAATTGATACGATCCAGTATTGTTACCTTTTTGTAGGACTCAATGAAATTGTAAAGGCACCCATGCAGGCGCTTATACTTCCGAAGTTCTGTTATTGTCGCCGCATCCGCGCAATCAACAAAGGATTCTTTTGCAAATCCCCATTCCGATCTGCATCTATCCAGAAAAGCTATAAACTTTACCGTTGTGTCAGATGGTGCCAACGGCACACTGAGATCAGCATTGCTATACACCATTTCAGCCAGTGTGATCAGCTTGCGGTCATCCGTAATGCCCTGGAAGATCATTGCAATGGTATCCGGAGATTTTGAGGAATATGATGTATCCAGTCCGGCCGTAAACTTCCTGAAACGGATCTTCCCATCTGCAATCTGTTTCTTCACCCATGTAGCAGTAACAACATGTTTCTTTCTGACAAAGTTGGAGAATACCAACCCTGTCGCTTTTCCGCGGAGACCCTGGATCTTGTTTTTCCAGATCTTTGTTCCCTTCGGTGTGTTTTGCAGGATCATCTGCAGTTTATCCGGTGGAAGGCCTGCATTGTCTTTAAAAGAAAAGAACCAATGGATCCATCCGTCCTTTGGCTCTTCTTTCAATTCATCTATTATTTCCTGCGGAGTATCCTTTTTCCACTCAGGAAGTGGTCTTGCGCAGTTGACATATTCTTTATATACCGGCAGTCCCGGATCATCTGGATTCAGCGTTGCCATGAGATAATCACATCTCATGGATGCTTCACGGACAAAATCAATATCTGCTGTGTTGATTTCATCAATGTACAAGCATCCATATTGTCCGCCGAGAGCTTTCTTCCATTTTTTCTTATTGCCGTAACCCAACACATAAATAACTTTATCTCCGCCAGCAGTATGTAAAAGCAGATGTGGAATCTTATCATCCTTTGTGCCACTGCCGTTATACTCCACCAGAATACCAAAATCATCCAGTATGCCCAGATCCTTGTTGATGATATTCTTCTCTGCGGTACCGGTATCGTCTGCAGCAATGATGTGAAGCTTCTTGGGGCTTTCTGCCACCTTAAGCATAAACTTGAAGATTCCTACCGTTGTCTTGCCTGCTGCCGTCGTTCCTTCCAAGAATTCCACCGGAGCGTCGCATTTTAGGAATGCTTTGTATTTCTCTGACAGCAGGAGCTTACTTGCGCTCATTACCCATCACCACGCATCTGTCGGATCAGATCATCCAGTTTACTCTGTTCGGACTTGAGTTCTCCGGAGATCTGGACATCCTGCTTATCGCGCCACTTGTCCGGCTTCCGGTTCTTTAACCAGAATATCTGGGCTGTAGTGTCCGGTTCCACTTCTTTTACCTTCCGCTCTACAAGCATTTCTTTTGTTTTAGGAAACTGTTCCCTTACAAGCATGAGTTCGTCATCTGTTGCTTCCGGATGTTCCAGCTTGTAGCGATTCATGTATTCCTTCAGCTTCTGGTAATATTCTTCCTGCTCCATTGGTACACTGATATACTTATCTTCATTGTACCGGTATCCGAGTGCCCTTTTCAGAAGCGCATTCTCCACTTGCAGGTCCACAACTTCCTTTCCCTTTTTTAGGGTGTCCGAAATGTCCGGATACAATTTTTTCCATTCATTTAATGTAGACCTGGAAATTCCCATATTACCAGCGATCTGCTCTTCTGTTAGACCATCCCTTGTCCATCCTTCCAGCTTTAGTAAGCCTTCCGGTGTCAGCCAATATTTATATTTGCCTTTTGCCATCCGCTCACCATCTCTCTAAAGTTGCACCGGTGCAACTCCACGAAAAAAGGCAACGCAGCTATCTGCATTGCCCTGTCACTAATTTATCACGATACTATATTATCACATTTGACATGCGAAATCATGCCATCTTTTACTTTAACTCCCCAATATACCTTCCAATCTGTTCTATAGTCTTAAAAACTATCCTCTTCATTTGTCTCTCACTGTACGAGGCACCACCGATTTTTAGGTAGGGAATCGGTGCTCTGAGACCTTTACTCCAGTACCTGATCCGGATTACCTTCTGTTCTTCTGGTCGAAGAGAATTATATACAAATTCCACTGCCTCAATCTCTTTCTTGATCCGTTCATGGTATACGGATGTCATCTTCAGGGCTTTTGCCTCTGTGACAGACTGTGCCTTATCTCTTTCCTTGGCAGGATCCGACGGACGACTGCTGCCTCCCGCCGGTGATGCCATAATGTCCGATATGTACTCCTCATATTCTTTCTTGCGTTGCGGATACCGTAATAATATAGTTTCGATAATCCTCCAGCTTGCTCTGTTAATTCTTTGCATCGATGCTTTCTCCTTTCTGTTGCACCGGTGCAATTTCCGGTGCTGTTACTATGCTACTCTGTTATATTTGTGCTGCATCTCTTCGATGTCATCTATCAGGTAATACTGGACTGTCATGTCCGGCTTTGCATGTCCCAGTAATTTACTCACCAGCAGGACATCTCCTGTCTTACGATATAACACGCTGGCAAATGTCTTACGATACACATGTACGGTTGCTGTTATCCTGGTTACTTCTCCCCTGACTGCCATCTCCTTGGCCAGCTTTTCAATTCCATACTCCCGCATCCGGTTGTAAGGTGCTCTGTCTGCCAAAAATAACGGATCAGTTCCAGGCCTGTCCCCAATATAATTTCTAAGTGCCATCACTGCAACCGGTGTAAGCATTCCGGTGCGGTAGGTATCTGTCTTCTCGGCATAGATTGATACCTGCCTGTGCACTAAATCAATATCTGACACATTCAAAGCGGAGATCTCGCCTACACGCATTCCAGTGCAAATCATCAGTTCAAAAAGTGCTTTTTCTTTAGGTGTCTGCAATGCATAACGGATAGTTTCAACCTCTTCATCCGTCAGGCGCACCTTCTTTTTCTTGATCTGCCTAACCTTATCTACTCCATCAACAATATTGTCATGGATATGTCTCTTTTTAAATGCCCAGCTGAAGAACGTGCAGAGATACCGGTATATTGTGGATTTATAATTGTGGCTGATGTGATCACGATAGGATCTGATTGCAAGGTAATCTGTGATATCCTGTGCTGTCACATATTTATAATTTTTGTTCACAAAGTCAAAAAACTTGCGGATGATCCCGATGTAGCTCTTGATCGTGCCGGCATGGAGTCCTGCTGCCACCATATCCACACAGTATCTCTGCATTAACCACTCATTGTCATGCTCAATGGTCGTTGGCAGCTGTTTGATCTCTGCCAGTTCAAAGTCCTGCAATTTGACGTACATGGTGATCTTCATGCGGTCAATCTGCTCCTTAGTCATAAAACTGTCCAGTTCATACGCAACTTCATTGATCAGGTCTGTCTTTGTCATAGGCTGTACCTCTTTCGTATTGCCGTCCAGTGGATCATATGGTATGATACTGGTAAGCAGTTGAGCGGTACAGTCTACTTTGGTCGGTGGTTGTACCGCTGTTTTATTGGCATCGATTGCAGGCTCCTCTGCAGTTGGCTCTAAAATTGTGTATGATGCTTATTACTCTTTTTCTATCACTCCTTCACTAACTATCCCATTTATCCCATCGGCCGTCAATTCTCTGCCGCACAGCGGGCAGATTTTTATTTTTATTGCTCCCATCGGCTCGTTTTCACTATTGGCAAAGAGCATATAATTTTCTGCTCCCAGCCTAATAGTTCCATGTTTGCCGCTTACATTTGCATACTTCTCGCAAAAATCACACATTTCCGCTCTCCTTCACTAACTTTCAGTTTTAATGCGTAACGTTACACATAATTACACAGGTAAATAATTGTCCAGTGCCTGCCGGATCACCCAGGAGATAGGTCTGTCCTGCTGCCGGCAGTAATCAATTAATCTCTCGTA